ATTAGAGTATTAAGGTGGGATATAGACAATGGATTCTGTCTATGCGTGGGGTGTCATGTATTTAGTCCTAATTTTTCTGCACACAAAACACCTGCTGAGTTCTTTGAGTGGGCAGTAGAGAAAAGAGGTAGAGAGTGGTATGATGATCTTAAAAATAAAAAGAATACAATAAAAAAGATTATAGATGCAGATTTTGATCTAATAATGGGGAGTTTATTAGATGAGTAGTTTTCAAGAGTCTTTAGTAGTTGGTAAAGAAAGCGAGAAAATCGTTTTAAATCGCATAAAACATAAATACCCTAATGCTTATATTAAAGATGGATATTTTAAAGATTATGATATATTTATACCCGAAATAGATACATCTGTGGAAGTTAAGAAAGACTTTAAATCACAACATACAGGTAATGTAGTAATAGAAATACAAATGAATGGCAAATTATCAGCATTAAGCACTACTAAAGCAGATTGGTGGGTATTTCATTTAGATGATGAGGAATTTATATTTATTAAGCCAGAACAGATTAGGAATATGATACATAGGGAAAAATTAAATCCTGTTGAATTTGTAGGTAAGGGTGATTTTGCTAGTAAGATAGCTTATTTAGTTAAAAAAGATATTTTATTTGTTTATGGTAATCATTTAATGATTAGAAAGTTATTTTATGTCTAATGGTTGGATAAAACTGCATCGTAAGATACAAGATAACCCTATCTGGGATAAACCAGAGCAGTTAAAAGCATGGCTTGATCTACTATTAATGGCTACACATAAAGAGCGTACAAAGTTTATTAAAGGTGAAGAAGTTATATTACAGCAAGGTGAAATAGATGCCTCATTTAGATACCTATCTAAGCGTTGGAATTGGAGTATAGGTAAGGTTCAGAGGTTTATAAACCTGTTAAAAAAGTGTTCAATGATTGAAGTAAAAACGGATACAGGTCAAAATGTCGTAAGTATCTGTAATTACGCAACTTACCAGATTGAAGAAAATCAAAACGATACACTAACGAGTACAGCACCGATACAGAACCGATACAAAAACAAGAATGATAAGAAAGAAAGAAATAATATATATGCTCAAGAGTTTGAAAAACTTTGGTTATTAGTACCAAAAAAAGTTAGTAAAAAGAAAGCCTATCAAAAGTATATACTCGCTGTTAAAAAGAAAGACCATGATGAGATTTACACAGCTTTTAAAAACCAAGTTGATAATAATTGGAAGGATACTGATCCAAAGTTTACACCTGCCTTAGATGTGTGGTTAAATAATGAAAGATGGGATGATGCTGTGATTAAACCTACAGTACAGACTATTAATAAAAAGAACCAATTTAGATTACTGCCATCTGGTATGTATAAGGGGTACTGTGCAAAGTGTGCTGATAAGATGTTCTTAAAAGCAGATGAGTTTTATAAGAGTAGTCCTTGCTGTGGGGTTGAATTTGTACCAGAACAGCCAAAAGTTTACAAGGGTAAAGATTACACAGAAGAAACACTTAATCAAATAATGGGGGGATAATATGAGTTTATTTAGAGATCAAGTTAAAATAGCAGAGAGAGTATATAATTACTACGATTCTCAAAATAGAATGACTAAAAATCAAAAAAACTTTACTAATAAAGAAAAAGACCACATGAAATACTGCACTAAATGCAGAAAGGTCTGGGAAGATAGTAAAAGAATAAGAAGTGATTTAAGTAATAATATTAAATGGTATAAAGATTTTCCTTCTTATGGTAAACCCAGAGAAACCTGTGTGAAGTGTAAATGAAGATTATAAGTCTTGGTATGGGTGTACAATCCACAGCATTATATCTTATGAGTTCTTTAGGTTATATAGAAAGAGCAGATTATGCTATTTATGCTGATTTAAAGAGTGAGAAACCAACAACAGATAATCTTGTTAAATATTTACTTGATTGGCAAAAATACAATGATGGTATAGAAATACTAATTGAAGATGCTGATATATATGCAGATGTTATTAATGGTGTAAATAGTGATGGAAAACCTTTTGTAACTATACCTGCTTTTTCAGAAAGTGGTGGAATGGTACAAAGGCAATGCACAGGTGAATACAAGATTAAGACAGTTAAAAACAAAATTAGAGAGTTGCATGGATTAAAATATAAGCAAAGAATGAAACCTACTGAATTGTGGTTGGGTATTAGTACAGATGAGATTGAAAGAGCTAAAGTATCACAGATGTATAATGTAGAGTATAAATATCCACTTATTGATAAGCAGATAAGTAGAGCTGATTGTATTACATTCTTAGAAGAAAGAAGTTTTCATAATGTAGATAAATCAAGCTGTGTGTTTTGCCCATACCAACAAAATAAACAATTTAGAGAAATAAAGGAAAAATATCCAGAGCAATGGAGTAAGATTGTTGAAGTAGATAAAGCTATAAGGGATAAAAGCAGAAAAGGTAAAGAAGATAGATTGTATTTACATCGAAGTTTAAAACCTATTGATGAGGTATATTTACAAGAAAATCAAGAAGAACTATTTATGTGTGAGGAAGGATTTTGTGGATTATGATTATTATAAACTTATATGAGATTATTATTAATCTATTAGCATTTGCTACAGCTTTGGTTTTAATACCTTTGGGGTTATTACTATGGTTTTTTATTGGAACATTTATTTATAACTTAATATGGGATTATTGTGGACAAAGAGATTAAAGAAATACTAAAAGAAGTGAGTGAGCTTTTATCTGAGCAAGGTCACTTTAAATTAATAGATTTAGAAAGAGTTAGAAAGTTAAACTCTAAAATAGAAGAATTGCTAAGATAGCAATATATTAATCATTTAAACTTATGAAAGGAACTACTTTGGTATCTTATTAAGTTTGATGAGTAATATTACTAAATGAAAAGAAGTGGTGGGTGGATTGGCGTTTACCCACTACTTTACCCTAACCACATACTAGAGGTAAACATGAACAAAATAGAACCATGCGAAATGTGTGGCAGATATGATGGAGATCATAAAGAAAGATGGGATATTAAGGAATTAGAGAATAATAAAATGAATCTCTTATTAGCAGGTATCTTATTCGCACAAGAGGCTACACATAGGCAAATAGAGCTATTTATGGCTAAATACTACATAGGTAGGGAATCTTATGATGATATAGGCAGGGATTTCCAGATAAGTAAACAATCTGTAGCCAAAACAATAGATAGATCATGCGATATATTAACCAATATTATCAATAGATTAAGTGGTTGACGAATTTGATGCTTTTTTAACCTTCGAGGTTGACATTTAAAAACTTTTTTTATTTTTTTAACTCTAGCAATATTAGAGTTTATATATTTTACCCCTTTATTTTACCCCCCAAATAGTGCAAAATTGGTTGACTTTTACTACTATTTATAGAGGCTTAATCGTGCCTCACTCGTTACGGAGTAATGATTATAAGACCAAGATGGTTGTTTAACGATAGACAGGAAACGATGTAAGTTGTAGCTACAGCTTTTTAAATATGGAAGATAAGGGAGTATCACTTAATGTTGAGTTGGTTGGGATCAAGAATCTTAAAACCACTCATAATTGGAGATTAGAGTTTGATGTATTTGAAGTCGAATCTGATAAAGTAAAGGATTTGATGGATATGTTAAATAAAACATTAGCAATGGGATTAATCACACATGACTAAAGAATCGGGGGTTAATCGGGGGACTAATGGTCAATTTCGTAAAGGTCATAACATAGGTAAAGATACTAGATTTAAACCAAACAATAATGCTAACCCTAATGGTAGAAGGGGTGCATTATCCGATATTATTAATGTCATCTTTGACGAAATAGAACCAGATGGCAAATCCAAAAAAGAAAAAATGTTAAGAAAAGTTTATCGCATGGCAATGAATGGTAGTTTAGGTGCTGTTAATTATTTAAGTGATAGAACAGAAGGTAAAGCCAAAGAGATAAGGGAAGTAACTAACAAGAATGAACCAATTAAAATAATTACTATTGATTAATTGGCAAATAAACGAGATACGAAAAGAAATAATCCAGAGTCCAGAACGGATGAAGGTTGTTGTAGCAGGAAGAAGATGGGGCAAAAGTATCTTATCGGTTCTGTGGTTACTTCACGAAGAGATACAGCCAGAAGAACGCAGGTGGTTTGTTGCACCAACATACAGACAGGGGAAGATGGTAATATTTCCGATGTTGCGTTCTGTATTTCGACAATGGCAGGGAGCTATAATCAACGAGTCAGAGTTATCTATTAAGCTACCTAATAATGCAGAGATTTCAATTAAAGGTGCAGAGCAAGAAAACAATCTTAGGGGAGCAACTTTAAATAAAGTAGTAATGGAAGAGTTTAGTTACATAAAACCTAATGTATATGAAGAGATTATCTATCCTATGCTAACAACTACACAAGGTGAGACTTTGTTTATTGGTACACCTAACTCATTTGACCATCTATATGATTACTATCTTAAAGGTCAATCAGATGATCCAGATTGGAAGTCATGGCAATACACTACAGTACAGGGTGGGTTTGTAACACAAGAGGAAGTAGATAAAGCAAAAGCAACAATGGATGAGGTTACATTTAAGAGTGAGTTTATGGCTGATTTTGTATCTACAGGTAATAGAGTAGCTTATAACTTTGATAGGAAGATACATATTAAACAGGCTAAAGAGTTATCACCTAATTTATTCTGGGGTATTGATTTCAATGTAGATTATATGTCTGCTGTACTAGGTTGTGAATATACAGATGGTTCTATACACTACTTCCATGAGATAAGACAAACAAATAGCAACACAGAGCAAATGGCTGTAGCTATGAAGAAGGTAGCTCCACATATACCATGTTACCCAGATAGTGCAGGTTCAGCCAGATCAACTACGAGCCATAAATCAGATCATCAGATACTTAAAGATTATTCTTTTCAAATAATAGCAAAGAAATCTAACCCACCTGTAATAGATAGGATCAATGCACTTAATAGAATGTTAAAGGATGCTAATGGTAGGGTTAAGATGACAGTTGATCCATCCTGTAAATATTTAATAAAAGATTTAGAACAATGTCAAAGAGATAGAGCAGGTAAGATAGAAAAGACTAAAGATATATCTCTTACTCATGCTCTGGATGCCTGTAGTTATTACATAGCATTAAAGCATCCTATTGTAAAGCGTGTAGCTGTGAGTACAGAATGGTAGAGTTTTTGTTGGGTATAGTAGTAGGAATCATTATCACTTTCATATTCTTACACTATTATGGTAAGCATTTAGATTTACGAAAGAAAGAACAGATGGGGGAGTTCATCAGAGAATATACAGAGGCTAATAATTATGCCACATCTTAAAGGTTTATAAATGGAATTACATGATAAAATAATGCTCCCAGACCTCGGTAAAGAGGCTGTTTTGCGTTCAGTTAAAGAGGCTGAATATAATGCACTAGATGATATTATAGCTGAAAAGAACACATCCTTAGACTTCTATTACAATAGAAACTTAGATGATCATATATCACAGTATTTTAGTTCAGAGTCCTTATCTCAGATTCCACCTGTGATTATGTCATTAGTTAAGAGGTTTGCTAAGAGTAGATTGATGTTACTTAAACAACCTGCTGAAAGATTTATTAATGGTGAGTTCAATGATTATTATGCTGAGAAAGCTCACAACCTAGATAGTAAAGTAAGAGAGTTTGGGGAACTATCTTGGCTGTTAGGTAGCTGTCATCTACAGAGTATGTATAATGAAAAGATGCAACGCATTGAATATAAACTGCATCCTATTGTTAAAGAGTATATATATGATGGTGAAGTATATGGCATGAGCTATGAGATACATAGAGATCATAATGGTGATAGACAGTTCGTATTCTGGAGTAAGCCTATGGATGGTGAGCAGGGTATGCACTTTCGTTTTAAGCTAAATGGTGCAATGTTTCCGATAGGTAATAACATAGAGATGGTAAATCCTTATGATGTTATCCCTATTACTAAAGTAGAGTTCAATACAAACGCATACGATGTTACAAGGTGTGCCATTCATGCTAGTAACGCATGGACAGAGATAATGATAGCCACTAGGCTTATGATGGGTTCACCTGTGATTACAGGGTTAGATTCAGAGATACCACCTTATATGAAGTTTGGTATCGATAGGCTTATCGCACTTCCAGAGGGTGCTAATATGCAGTATGTAAGTCCTAATGCTAATCTGATCCAGATGATACAATCCGTAAAAGATTTAATTAATCAAGTAGGGCAGAATCATAGCTTAACAATTAGATGGGGTGAATCATCAGCACCTCCAAGTGGTGAGGCATTAAAGATTCTATCTGTAGATAATATAGAAACCAGAGAGTCTGATATTCCAATCTTTAGAGATTTTGAGCATGAAAGATATATGATAGATAGGGAAGTGTTAAGAGTGCATGAGGGTGCTAATCTATCAGAGAATTACAGCGTAGACTATCCAGAGGTGGGTTTTCCTATGACATGGACAGAAGAACGCAACAAGCTAGAGTTTCTAATGGAGCATAATCTTATTACTAGGGAAGAGCTTATACGAAAGTTTAATCCAGATATAGATGAGGCTGAACTTACTATGAAGATGCAAGAGTTAGAACCAGAGCAACCAGAACAACCTGCTAACAAGTTATTAGAGGCATTACAGCGTGGCTAAAGAAACAGCATCACTAGAATACGCTAAAGCAGTAGAACGAATACAGAAAGAGCTTGTAGAGCAGATATTTGATCTACAAAAGCAAGGACTCAGTAAGAATGAGATACTACTTGTATTGCAGGGGTTGGATATGGAAGATATTATTCTTAACCAACTAAACCTAAATGCTGATATAGATAAGCTAATGCTAGAGTATGAGAATGTACTAGGTGCTATGGAAATGACAGGTGCAGTAACAGCAGAGTCATTAACAGCCTTACAGCGTATAGATAGAAACTCATTTGCTAAACAAGCAGGGGTAATGGGTGAGCTTATCAAAAAGGAAGTAGCTAGGGGAATATTAGCAGGTGCTACTGAGAGAGAGATAGCAGATGGCATTTTAAGGGGTGCAGGAGGCGTTTTAAGGGCAGATCAAGCAGAAACCCTAGCTAATACTGCCTTAAATCAATTTGAGCGTAATGTAACAGTAGAAATGGCTGAGTTTGATGATCCAGATGATAAATATGTTTACTTGGGTGTTATAGATCAAAAAACCAGAGATATATGTTTATTAATGGCTAGTGCAGGTGCATTAACAAGAAGTGAGATAGAATCTAGATTTCCTAATACATTTAGTAATGCAGGGGGATTTAATTGCAGACATAAATGGGCAAGTGAGACTTCTAGGTCTAAGAAATTAATTAAACCAGATAAAGCAAAAAATTTAATAGGTGAAAAGAAAAGATTTAATCCTATAACTGTAGAGGGTATCAAGGTTGGGTAAGTTAGCTAATATACCAAAGTTCACCACAAGATTTTGGAAAAAAGTAGGTAATGAAATATGTGATCTAATTAGAGATAGAACACAAAATGATAGTTTAGATGTTAAAGGTAAAAAGTTTAAATCATATAGTAGGGGATATGCACAAAGAAAACCAAAATTAAGAAGGGGTAGTGAGGGGAGTAAAGTCAATCTAACATTATCTGGTGATATGATGAAAAATCTACAAGTAAGAGGAAAACCAACTGAAACAAGTGTAACAATAGGTTGGAATGGCGTAGATGCTCAAAAGATACAATGGAATGCAGATATGGGTAGAGCAGTATCTACAAAAAGAAATCCAATACCAAAAGAAGCAATATCTTTAGTGCAAGATATGACAGGTGTAGAAATAAAAATTAATGCAGAGAAAGAAACTGCAAAGCCTATCAACTTTAAAATAGGCAGATAGATTTCATTAATATGGAGGAAAAAATGGAAGAACAAGTACAAGAGAGTGTACAAGAGTTGGCTACT